AGAAAAAGATGTTCGAGAGCAGATACGGAATCGAACTGAAGGAAATCGACTCGAAGACGGTTTAAACCAAGGAGGGTTCCCCATGACAGACGCAGAGAGAATCGCACATTACGAGGAACAGCTCAGAGAGGTAGACAAGAAGATAAATTTCATCAATGTCCGGTGTCCTGCGCTAGACCGCCTAGAAGGGGTCAAGGAAGCGTTAAAGATGGAGTTAGCCGGATTATATCAAAAGGTATCTTAGAGCGCGCATACGAGGCGTATAGGAGGCGATAGAGTGAATAGAGGAGCAATTCTTGATATGCAGCCCGGCAGAGAGTTGGATGCGCTCGTATCTAAGACGGTGTTCGGCATGGAAAATGTCGGATTCATTCCGTACTCAACAACGATTGCCGCAGCATGGTCAGTCCTTGAAAAGATGGAGCAAGAGACGAAAGTGTCGGTATGGTCTGATAACAACCGTAAATGGGCCTGCGAGATCGAGTACATGATCCACGATGATTGCGATACGGCGGCGGAAGCGATCTGCAAGGCTGCACTTCTGTACAAGCACAACGTATGGGGCCGGGGAACAACAGACGCGCTGATCCCCATTCAGTCCAATGCCTAAATTCCACTTCACCATGAAAGACGGATCATACCGCCGCGAAGCAGACTATGAGATACCTGAAAGTAAGCTTGTACCACCGCACTATATGATCTTAGAGAAGCGCTTTGAAGATCCAAGAGAGCTGCTGAAGTACCGGCATAGTGTTATCAATCAGCACCTACAAAAATGGGCTTTACGCTACACCAATCCTACTTGGAGGGAGAAACCCGATGAGAGTCAACAAGGTAACGCCAATCGTATCGATCAACCGCCTCCGAAATGAGAAGCAGAAGCGTGAGCAGGAAGCGAAGAAGCGCAAAGGCAAGCGTACGCCATTCGATCCGGGTCCGGGAGGGATAGCGTGATTATCACCTACGACGAGCAACACGCTGCAGCTTATAGCGGCATGGGGATATTGCCGACGCGAGATGAATTAAGGCAGATACTCACAGAGTCCGGATTCAAACGCATGTGGAATGATCCGTTCAGCGGAAAGCAGTACTACGAGGTCGAGCGTATGCCTGAGCACAAGCATTTCACCGGCGTCCGATGGATTGAGGTAAAGCCATGAACTGCCCCGTCACCACCACCAAAATGACACCCGAAGACGCCGCCAAATGCGTTAAAAGAATGTACCGAGATGCAGATGGGATAGAGGTAAAAAAGCCTGTAATACCGGGCGTAAGAAGGCGTAATGGTATGGCGAAAAGTGGTCAAATGTGGTAGAATGAGAGAGAATGTTGAAGGAATTGTGGTGCTGAATTAATTATTTGGAGTTATTCGATCACATATCAGTCGAAAAGGAGAATTTCGATGAAAAGTATTGATGAATTGAAAGCGAAATTGAACGATCTTAGCCTTCAGATTCAAGCAGGACTCCAGGCAAACGATATTGCCACGGTCGCACGTCTGCAACAGGAGTATGGAGACGTACAGGCGGAGATCAATCAGCTTGAGGTCGAGGGCATTACGCAGACCGTCGCGGCCAGTATCGAGACGTTTACGGTCGGGGACACCTCTTTCACGCTGGAAGAGCTTGCGATAGACGAAGACGCGGCGAAGATCATTCGTAATGGGCTGCAGAAGCTTGAATTGAGACTTGCAGAGAAAGCCAGCGCATGGGTGAACGACCTGCAAGCTCAAAAGGTAGAGTACGAACAAAAGATTGCCGAAAGAGACGCTCAACTGCAATCGAAGGACTCGCAGATCGATCAACTTCAAACGGACAATGGCCGGCTTACTCTGGAGCGCGACGACGCACTCGAAAAGCGCGATGCTGCAGTAAGGCAGGCAGAAGAGCTGAAGTCCGAAGTATCGCAGCTTAAGAGCTGGAATGATGACCTTCAAAAACAGATCGCAGTCGGCGCACAAAATGCAATGAACGTCATTGAACTCAATTCCGAAGAGGAACTGAGAGCCGCAACAGAGCGCTTGAAGGCGCGGAAAGCCGCAGCAGAACAAGCCGCTAAGGAAGCAGCAGAGGCCGCGAAGATCCGCATTTACGACGTTCAATCGGGCGACAACGGCACGACGTACTACAAGGCCAAACGTGCCGACAATGACGAACCAATCGAGATCCGTCCATACTTCGCCATTAACCAATACGTCGTAATCACCGATCCAGAGGAGCTTGCGCGATTTCGGGCGCAGCATAACGCCCAAGCAACCGACGCCGTGGTACAACCCACTGATGAGGCCGATCCGGTTTCTGAGACACCTAGCGAGCCTGTAGTGCCGGAGGTCCCTTTTCGCAATGACGAGACAACGAATGCACAGTCTTCCGACGGACTGGCTACGGGGAACGTGGGAGAGCAGACGCAAGGAGCAAGCGATTCGCCAGTTACGCGAGAAGAGTTCGAAGCTCTGAAGGCCGAGGTATACGAGATCAAGGCCAAGGTCGCGAATCCGCAACCGGCAGTATGGGCGTCTTGATGAAGGTGGTAGGCGGAAAACTCCCGCGCTGGACAGCGGACGAGGATCAGGCGCTAGTCGAAATTGTGGACGATTGCGTAATGAATCAAGATATGACATTGCTTGAAGCATTCGAGGTCGCCGGTGAATTGCTAAACCGACCAAAGTTGGGAATTCAATTTAGGTGGCAGACTAAGATCAGGCAACATTTGCCCGACGATTTAGAACTGGTCCAGAAAATCCGTATGCGTGACCCATCAAATCCCGAATTTGCTCATATGCGAAAAGAAATGAACCAACATCCGTATCATTAATCCATCACCAGTAAGGCGGCTCTAACACAGCCGCTTTTACTGTCACCAGGGAGGAGGAACAATATGAACCGTGAAGAGGTATCAGAAGCCCTCAGAGGCTATCTAAGCTATAAGTACGCGGTATCGGCATATGAGAGGCATAACCCGTACCCAAGCGCAGGGATCGCCAATTACAGCGCCATGCCGAGCGGATCGGGAGCGCCGGAACGATTCTTCGCCATCGTAGGCAAGCCGGCTGACATGGGGATGACCTCTCATGATGACTGGATGGACTACCAAGCGTACAAGAGCATCGTAACGGAGCTCGAGGGAGCGTTCGGCGTACTGACTGACGAGGAAATGTCCATCATCAAGCTCAAGTGGATGCAGGACGTGAGCCTCAAGCAGATCGCGGACCGAAAGTCGTGCAGCGAGATAACGATCAAGCGGAATCACAAGAGAGCGATCGGCAAGCTATACAATGCGCTGAGATTTGCTCAGATGCCGCAGATTGAGGTACATGTCCTGGACAAAGCAAGTTCGTATTGATACTTTTTAGATACTTTTTTGCTACCTAACCCGTGCTATTATATTTTCATGGAGGATCGACGCTGAGCCGTTTAGCTGTGTGAGGACCACACTAGCGGCTCACTCGGTTTTCCGATAACGGAGGTAAACAATGATCGAGTGGAAACGAGTGGATAAGGACAGCCCGCCAGAAGGGAAATACTTGTTCATTTTCGACGGAATGGTATTCGAAGGGTGGACGTTTGAAAGAACGGACGAAGACGGATATCCCATGTGGCAGGCCAACGAAGGCCGAGAGTGCTACGAAGTACGTTGGTATGCTGAGGTCAATCTGCCGGAACCGTTAGAACCATAACATCGGTGACAAGCGCTGCAATAGGGTTCGGGGATATCCCGGACGCTGGCGCATCAAATATTACGTTGGGTGGCGGAAGATAGACGCTAGGGACAGCCGCTGAAAGTTCGCTGAACCATCGTAGACCAGATCATTAAGGCGGTATCTAGGGTGGAGTGCTCAAAAGGCACCGTTCGAAATCCATGGGTGAAAGTCCCATGGCCCACGTAACTTAATTAACAAATCCATATCCAATACAGGAATCGGGTGATCGTACCCGGTTCTTTTTTATCCGCTCAAAACAAGACATACATTGGCTACAAATGGAACATAATGTATGATTGTCCTTGGGAGGGATTAATCAATGGAAAACTGGAAAGAAGAACTTGTAAGCTTTTTCAACGGCCAGGATAACAGAAGAGTTGAAGTGCATACGGCTCTAAACCGGATGTTGCAAGAATTAAAGAATGAAAATGGGATTAGGTCAGCTACGATGGATATTGCTAGCGAAGATCCACTTGCGTGGAAAATCGAGATCAATAGGGTTTTTAGAACAATCACGGAGAAAGAAATTTCCGAAGCTCAAGCCATAAGAGCTCAAAATGATTACGGCGCTTTCGAAGATACAGGAGAAACAAGAAGCGTAGAAGAAGCGCTGCAGACTCTTTTAAAAAATAAATTTAGCAAATAGCACCTTCGGGTGCTTTTTTCTTTACACCGAAACGACCGAAATAGCTTAGTCCCAAAGGGACGGAGGCCGAATCATGAAATGGTACGAAGCATACTACCTAGCCTTATCTGCTGTCTTATCAGGAACAGGAGTAACCATGGCGATATGTTGGCACAAGACATACCCACTCAGCGCATGGATCGGTGGAGGCATGAGCATAGCGTTATCCATTTGCACGCTGCTTGACTTGAGAGCATTCAAACGGCGTTACAACTTGCCATGAGGACATGCCTCAGATGCGGAGTGCCTATCAAGCGTAGCCGCAAACGCTGCGATAAATGCCGCAGGCCCATAACCAGACGGGATATTGTCGAGCAGATCAGGACAGAGGGATTGCGATAGGAGGCATACGACCATGAGGAAAGCGAAGGTGCAGCTAACACAGGATAACATGACAACCTTCTTCGCCAAGGTCACGTGTTGCAATACGCCTCAATACCTGTTGAAGCATCAGCTTATGGAATATGACGAGTATGCCTGTATCGAATGCAATAAGCCGTTAGCCTACAAGTCAGAGCATGACGGGCTATGGTATATGGTCGGGAATCGTATATTTGGATAGGCTGACTAAACTTTTGCTGATCTACCTAGCAATACTATCTGTAATCATCATCTATTTTGCAGCAAGGACGATATCCGGGAGGTGAGAGTATGGCATTGACGGCCAAAATGATCAGATTTGCGGAAGAATACATCGTTGACCTCAATGCCGGAGCAGCTGCAATTCGGGCAGGATACAGCGAAAACACGGCATATTCAATCGGTCATGAAAACCTTAGAAAACCTGAAATAGCGGAATACATCCAAAAACTGATGGAAGAACGGTCAAAACGAACGGAAATTACCGCCGACATGGTGTTAAGGGAATACGCCAAGCTCGGATTCAGCAACATCTCCGACTACCTCAAAGTTGAGGAGAGAGAAGGGACGAACGATTTAGGCGCTACGGTAAAGTACAAAGCCGTCGATATCTTTGAGACTGACAAGATTGAGCGCAGCAAATTGGATGCGGTCGCGGAGATCAAGCAGACCAAAGACGGAATAGCCTTGAAACTTCATGACAAGAAGGGCGCGCTTGATTCCATTGCGCGTCATTTAGGCATGTTCCAAGACAAAGTAGAACACACCGGGGAACTTAGTTTCGTAATCAATCGCAAGAAGGTGATGGGTAATGCCGACAGCGACGATTGACATCGATATCGACGACATCATGAATCCCTGGGCGCATCACATTATCGACGATCAGAAGCGTTATCTTGTGCTGTATGGCGGCGCTGGATCGGGTAAGAGCGTGGCCGCAGCTCAGAAGATGATCATTCGGATTCTTGAAGAGAAAGGACACAAGTTCCTAGTTGTACGGAAGGTAGCGAATACGCTCCGCAATTCGGTATTTTCCCTACTCCGGGGAACGATAGCAGACTGGGGCTTATCGCAACTCTTCAAGATTAACAAGTCGGACATGGACATTACCTGCATGAACGGCAATCAGATCATATTCGCCGGTCTTGATGACGTTGAAAAGCTGAAGTCGATTCACGGCATTACAGGGATGTGGCTTGAAGAAGCCTCCGAGATCCTGCAAGAGGACTTCCAGCAGCTCGACTTGCGTCTACGGGGGCAGACGAAGAACTATAAGCAGATCATGATTAGCTTCAACCCGATCAGCATCACCCATTGGCTTAAAGCGGTGTTCTTCGACAACAAGAAGGCTAATAGCACCGTTGTTCATACGACATACCGGAACAACAAATTCATAGACGACGAGTACAAAGCAACGCTCGAGGCGCTGAGAGAACAAGACCCGTATTATTACACGGTCTACGCGCTCGGAGAATGGGGTGTACTCGGTCAGACGGTGTTCAACGCCCAAATAGTCACGGAGCGCCTTGTGTGGCTTAAACAGGCCAAGAGAGAGCTTAAACGCGGTTGTTTCGTTTACGACTATGTGAATGAGCAGATCATTGTCGACAGCATCAAGTTTATGCCGGACGACAATGGCCCGCTGACGATTTACGAGGAGCCAAAGGAAGGCTATCCGTACGTGATCGGTGGCGATATTGCAGAAGGCGGTCACGACTACAGTATCGGGCAGGTCAGGAACAACATCACCTGGAACCAAGCGGCGGTGTGGCGTGATCGGGTAGATACAGACCTGTATGCGAAGCAGATGTTCTGCCTAGGGCACTACTACAACAAGGCATTAATCGGGATCGAGACCAATTTTGATACGCACCCGCATAAAGAGTTGGAGCGTCTGCATTATCCGAAGCAGTACATGCGCGAGACGATCGACAAGTTCACGTTCAGCACTCAGCAGAAATTCGGATTCGTGACGACGAAGATCACGAGGCCGATTATCATCGCATCGTACGTCCAGCTTGTGAGAGAGCATATCGAGACATTCAACGACATCCCCACCCTAGAGGAGATGTTGGTATTTGTGCGTGACGAGAAGGGAAAGCCACAAGCACAGGATGGACAGCACGATGACTTGATCATGGCAGACGCGATCTGTCAGGAGATCAGAGGACAGCAGACGACGCTTATACCGAAGTCGCAGCCAAGCATTAAGGACTTGCCTCCAGACCTTCAGCAGGACTACTGGAAGGCGACGCCTGACATGCGGAAGTATTTAGAACAAAAGTGGGGCTTAAAGGCGGGGTGACAAATGGGCCTAATCAAGGATGTGATCGGGAAGATGAAGAAAACCGTTCAACAGGCCCAGCGGCCAAGAGAGTTGATCAAATGGCAGGAGCGCTTAGAGGCAGCTAAGAGCGGTCAGAACCTCGGCTTAATGGATCAGCGCGAATATATGTACCTCGGGGATCGGCGAGTCGAGAGGAACGTCAACGCGACAACGAACCCGAGCAAGAAGTCCAACAACATATGGAACATCATATTCGAGTTCACAGAGTCGCAGGTCAACAAGCAGATCCCGATGCCTACCGTGAAGAGTAAGCGCGAAGGGTTTGAAAAACAGGCGCAAATGATCGCTGATAGCATCGCTAACGACCTAAAGGAATCAGAGATAGAGAAGATCGACGACAAGAACGAACGTATAACGCCGATACAAGGCTTCTCGCTGGTCGAAGTGGCTTGGAACCCTAACTATAAGCATCACCTCTACAGGGGCGAGATCAAGCTTATAGGGCGTCATCCGAAGCAACTGGTCACGCAGCCTAAGGTGTACAACCTGCAGGATATGGATTACTTCTTCATCCTCTCGGACGTCACGCCTGATTACGTGCGTAGGCGATACAAGAAGGACCTTTCAGGAGAGGAGGAGCAGTACCCGGAGAACACTCGCTTGTTCGCGGAATCAGACAACTCGGTAGGCACGGTACAGAGCGGTAAAGGTGCGGAGGATAACGAGCCACTAACCGAAATCGTCGTTTGGTACAAGGACGATGACGGCGACATCTGCAAGTACGTGTTTATCAACGATACCGTGCTCGAGGAACTGCCGAAGTTCTTTTACCGCAGGTTGAGGGGGCAGATACTGAAGACCGAAACGCTTGATCGAGATATCGTGAACGAAAAAGGGGAACTGATCGCCAGCGCTGGCGAAGAGGTTCCTTATTTTGTGCCTACTCGCTACCCTGTGTCGGTGCGAATCAATGTCCCTCGCAACTTCGCATTCGGCGGACAGAGCGATTTGGACGTCATTCGGGACCAACAGGACAGCATTAAGCGCGTCGTTCACAAGATGGAGGAAAAGTTGGTTAAGGGCGGCACGATCATCAAGGCCCAAGATGACCACCAGACCTTCAACATCACGGATGAGATATACCAGATCGTGCGAGGCACGCCGCAGCAGCTCGCAGCAATCGGAACTATGGACCTGACGGCAGACATCAGCCGGGACATTCAATTCGTTCAGGAGCAGTATAGAGTCGCTCAGAGCATGTTGGGCATCACCAACAGCTTTCAAGGCAAGGAAGACCCTACAGCGCAGTCAGGACGGGCCAAGCAGATCCAAGTACAGCAGGCGAGCGGACGTCTTCAGTCCAAGCAATTTAACAAGGCTGTTCACTACAAGGAAATCTTCGAGATCATGTTCGAATACAAGCTTGCGTTCTACGACGAAATCCGGCCATATCTGGCGCAGGATGACGCAGGCGGCGACCTGTTCGGGGAGTTCGATAAGTACAAGCTGCTGATGAGGGACAAGAAGGGCAACCTGTACTGGAATACGGACTTCCTATTTGGCACGGACGGCGCGTTTGGTCTTCCGAAAGATCCGATGTTCATGTACGAGCAGACTTTGGCGCTTTTCCAAGCACAAGCGATCGATGTTCAGCAGCTCTGGACGATCCTCGAGAGCCTTCAATTCCCGAAGGCGTCGCAGATCAAGAAGCAGTGGCAAGAGCGGCAAGCTGAGCAAATGAAACAACAAGACCTGAAGGGCCAAGTCGAGCAGATGGGGCAAGCCATTCAGCAATCACAGCAGGAGAAAGAAGCACTCACGCAGCAACTGCAAGATGCCATGAACGCGTTACAGGCTGAGAAGGACAATAACGCCAAGGATCAGGCCGAGGTCATCCGTCAGCGAAATGAGGCGGACAAGCAGGAGTTCGAGCGACAGAAAGCGGTAGCTGAGTTCCATGACAAAGCTGAGCATAATGCCGCTAAATTGGCGTTAGAACAGCAGAAGATCGAGGCGGCAAGGGAAAAGGCAGCAATCAAATAAAACGCAGGGCGTACGCAGAGCAGCGGCGCCCTTTTTCTATGCCATTCGGGCAGATTCCAACGTGAAAGGTGGTGAGCACCATGGCAAAAGACGGATACAAGATTCCGAATTCGTCGAGCGGCGTAGTTAAGGCCCCGAATCAAATCATCAAGAACCAATCGACGCCTAAGAAAACCACCGGCGGTGATCTTCGCGCCAAATAATCGCGGTGTGGACCGTAGCAACAACCACAAAAGGAGCATGATTATGAACGAAATAAGCAGCAAAATGACGGAAGTCGCTGAACCGTCGAGATTGAAAATGAATCTGCAGATCTTTGCAGAAGAGGCGTATCCCGAGCTAGAAGATTCTAGTGATTTCGAGGCGGACGCCAGAGAATTCAATTCGAAAATGGAAAAGTACGTCGAGGAACGCACTCCTAAACAGGAAGCGCCTGAATCGGCTGAGGTAGAGGCAGTAAAACCGGAGGTCGCCGACCCGGAACCAACAAAGCCGAAACAAGACCCCGAGACGAATAAAGCCTTCCAGGAGATGCGCAAGCAATTGGAGGCTGAAAAAGCCCGTGCCGCCGAGATCGAAGCGAAGGCAAAGAAAGCTGACGAGCTGATTGCCCAGCAATACGGCGAGAGTCACGGGATTTACACGGTCGAACAGTACGAACAGCGCCTTGCGGCTGAGAGATTGAGAGAAGAAAACGAACGATACGAACAAGCCGGCCTGACTCCAGAAGAGATCCAGAAGCTTCGGGAGTATGACCAACTCAAGAACGAAACCGTTCAGCAACGGGAAGAGCGTCAGGCTCAAGAGAATCAAGCGCGTTGGAGTGCGCTCTATTCGACCTATCCCGATCTTGCGGATTCTTCGAAGTTGTTCGCCGAAGGCAAGGAACCTGAGTGGTTCAACGATGAGATGAAGGCAGAACTGGCGCGTGGTGCATCGCCAATCGCGGCATACCGTCATGCTCACTTCGACACCATCCTTGCTCAGCGTCTACAAGGGGCACAGGAGGCTGCGAAGCAAGACGCCTTAGACAAGATCAACAGCAAGGCGCATCTCGCTCCAAACGCCGTCACAGGCGGCGAGGTAGATCACGTCGAGATCGACGAAGACACGATGCGCATGTATCGCTCCCTGAACAAAGGAAAGACGGATGCACAAATCCGAGCTTGGCACAAAAAAAATGCAATGTAGGAGGATTAATCAATGCCATTTATTCCGATTCGTCGCCCCGGTATGGGCGAACCGCCGTTTGAGTACTACCAAATGACCGATGCTGAATCCGCTGTACTGGGCGAAGTTCTCGTCCAAACATCCGGCAAGCTTACGAAATCCGGTGCAACGACGAAACCTCAGTTCGTGGCGATGGCTAACGCTATTGCAGCGACTCCTGGCGCACGTATTCCAGTCGTCCGCGTCGGTGCTGTAGAAGAGTGGGAAACCACATCGATTGCGACGGTAGCATCTACGCTCGTCGGCAGCAAGGTCACCGTACATACGGATGGCCTGCAGGTAACTGCAACGACGACAAGCGGTGTGTTCGAAATTTCCAATACTGACGGCGCTACGACGACTTCTCGCGTACGTGGCCGCTTTAACTAAGGGGTGACGTAGATGATTTTCAGCAAAGCTTCCGGCCTTAACGATTCCGTCTTCGGCAAGTCGCAAGAGCCAATTAAGATGATGCTCACGGATCAGAAAGAGGCTTTTGAAGCCGAATCCGTCATCGACAAGATCTTCAACATGGACGAGACGTCCAATTTCGCTGAGAAGTACACCTATGAGACCTCTCTTGGTGACTTCGAGGCCGTAGGAGAGCAAGGCGCATACCCGGAATCGTCCTTCCAAGAAGGATACTCGGCGGTCGTCGAGCCTGATGAGTGGAAGCTCCAGTTCTCCGTCACACAAACGATGATCGAGGACGCCAAGATGGGCAAGGTCAAGCAAAAGGCCTTCGGCTTCATGAAGTCGTATCATCGCGGTCGTGAGAAGTTCGGTCTTGGCATCCTGAACAACGGTACGAGCACAACGATGACGTTCGGCCCGAACAGCAAGGTGTTCGACATCAAGGCGGCTGACGGTAAGGCGCTGTTCGCTACGGACCATCCGTCCAAGACGGGCAAGACCAGCACGCAATCAAACTACATCTCCAACCCGTTCAGCTATGATGCCCTGTGCCTCGCTGAAGAGGCGATGCAGTACTTCAGAGACGACGACGGCAACATCCTGGACATCAGCCCGGATACTATCATCATTCCGTCTAAGGCACGTATCAAGAAGCTCGTATTCGATGCGATCGGAGCAGACGAAGGGATGCCGAACACGGCGAACAACTCGTTCAACTTCCAATACGGTCGTTGGAACGTCATCATGTCGCCTTATCTCAACAACACGCCGGGCATCACGGCCGGAACGGATACGTGGTATCTTGCGGATTCTCGTTGGAACGACATGTACGAAGGACTTGTGTTCCTGGATCGCCTGCCGCTCTCCGTACGGTCGTACATCGACGAGAAGACGGATGCGAACATCTGGAAGGGCCGCGCTCGCTGGATCGCGAAGCCGAACCGCTGGAACGGTATCCTGAAGGCTGACCCTGGACTTGGCGGCACGCTGCTGAGCTAAGAGAGGAGGCACGACATGCCAGTTCAACCCTTGCCGGGTTTTTCCGTACCCGGTTACACGAATATGAATGTCATCGGATCGCAAAGCTTGATGGCGGAGATCCTGCCGGTCACGCTCGCTTCCGGTGACGTTACACTGACGAAGGAGCAGGCAGCTTCGATCGGCATCATTGAGGTGTCCGTGGGACATGCAACTAATGCGATTGTGGTGGCTGTAGCCAATGCGGTACCGGGATCGATGTTCATTGTATCCAATGCCGATGCTTCGCTTGCGGCTAACATCAAGGTCGCAGGCGGAACGGCGGTCACGGTGGCAGCTACAAAGTCGGCTCTTGTGTATGTTACAAGCGCCGGACAGTTCAAACGATTGACGGCAGACGCCTAATTATAGGGGGCTTCGGCCCCCTTTCTTTTGGAGGTGTACAATGATTTATCCATTGGATCAAATAACCCCACAAATAAACAAGACGGATCAGCAATTGATCTATCATCTGATTCTCGAGCAGCAAGAGACGAACAGACTTTTGCGTAAGCTGGTCGAAGGCCAGAGCGAGGAAGGCGATAGCGAAGATTCACTTAAGCGGCCCGAACTAATGAAGCGAATGGCGAAGCTACCCAACAAGCCGCAGGGATGGAATAAGTGGAGCAATGAGGAAATCATGCAGTATCTAAAGGAGGCAGGATGATGAGCGGACGGTCAGTAATTGAGGCTTATCGTGGCGGAGTAGCCGTCACACCGAGTGATAGTGTTCTTATTGCCCCGACTAGAGGGCTGTTCATCGGTGGAGCTGGCAACGTAACCGTAGATTTTGTGGACGGCACGAGCAATGTTTTGCTTACCGGCCCAGAAGTGGGAACGGTTCTTCCGCTTTCGGTAGTTAGGGTAAGAGCAACAGGTACAACGGCGACTGCAATTGTCGCTCTTTACTAGGTGATATTATGGCGACTACCTTGTCAGATATCCGATATAGCGCCGAGACAGATATCGATGATAACCTGTCCGATGCTAATGTGATTAACTGGTGCAACCAAGCACAGATGGAATTCATGCTGCGGGTATTTGTACCGGCGAATACGACCATTGCAATTAACACAACAGACGTTAAGTACGCATTACCTGTAAATTTAAAAAGCATTCGCCAACTCAGACTGCAAAGCGTTCTGGACCGAGGCTTCAATATCCCGTACAACCCGGTTTACACGATTTACGACGGATACCTGCAAGTCCCATACCCGTTTGACAATGATGACACCTTACTGATTGACTATTACGCCAATCTGAAGGTGTTTTCTTCGGTTTCAGACGAGATTGACCTCGAAGATAGGTTCCAGAACCTTTATATATCGTACTGCAAAGCCATGTATTATCTGCTTCCGGCCACAAGACAACGTATGGGCGATCAACTGGCGATGAATTTTTACACCTTGCAGTTCAACGACTACCAGATGATGAAAAAGCAGGTCACAGACGCTTATATAAACTCGATTGGCATCCAAAAGCCCGGCGAAAGTGGGTGGTGACGTGCTTTACACCCTTACTTTCACGAAGCGCGTAGACGGACGCCGTGAGCTGTTGATGGACGAGACTCTAGGCATCGCCAAAACTATCCAGGTAGAGGCCGAGAGCCGGTCAGGGGCCATATACCATGCGGACACAGCTCAATTTTGTACGGACAATGATTGCAGCGTAAGGAGGGTAGCACCTTGATTCTCACAGCCGATCAGCTTGGCACGACCATTAAGACGCTCTGTAAGCGTGATATGGAGGACATAGGCGAAGACGACGTCCAGAACTCTACGATATACGACTTGATGAACCTTTTTCTGCATCAGAAGGCGAGAACAGCGTTTATCGATGCTTGGAGCGATGAACTTACAGTATCCGGCAATGGCTTCGTATCCTTCAAGCGTTCCGGTCAGGACATTGACGACTTGTATGAGCCGCAAATGGTCTATAAATACACTGCTGCATCCGATCGATACGATCAGGTTCGTATGCTTAAGTCATTTGACGGGGGCGACGGGTGGTTTCGTGGGGGGCCAACGACTCAAATTTACCTGAGAGGGCAAACAGGGACGTTCAAGCTCTACTATCTGCGATATCCGGCCAAGATCACACTTGGTACGCAGGTTCCCGAGTATCCGCCATCAGGCTATCAGGAAATGGTCACTTGGATCGTATCGCAACTCAAATTGCCTAAGAACTACTATGCCGAGATGCAGGCGGTCAAAGAACTGTCCGATCAGAGCAAAACGGCAGCGACCAAGGCAGCAATCAACGCACGGGGAAGCAATCAAGCACCGCCTAGCGACACAGACGCGCAGGTAGGCTAAGGAGGCGTTAAAATTGCCGGGTGGGTACCAACAACCAATACGAATTGAAACGCCTCCCACGGGCTTCCTGGGGCTTGATACGGCGTCTGAGCCGACGAGCATCGACGTTGCACGATCTAGACGCCTGCTGAACGCCTATCAACCAAAATTGAAGGCGCTGGGCAAGCGTCCGGGCAGCATCCCTGTCGTAGATACGGCCTTGCCTGCACCGATCAAGCACATATCAGTTTATCCATTCTCTTCGAGCATCGTCGCAGCCAGCGGCGCAACACTGTACAAACTCGTAGGAGCTACGCTGACGGCTCAGACAATGACGAATGTACTTAATACCTCCGACATATACGACGTCGATTTTACGAACTCACAGCTTGCCAACCGCAAGATAATCGCGGACGGTACAAGCCTGAAAGAGTACAACGGGACGACGGTTAAAAACGTAACGCCTGCGGCAGACGATCCCGATCCAGCACCTGACAACGTGCTTGCGGACGTCAACGCCAAGGGGTGCAAATACATTTGGATTCACAACGATCATATTTTTATCAGTCCAGGAACAAGCGAACTCTTCTACACGAAGAGATACGAATACGACTACATCCCGGAGACGCAGTATTTCTTGCTCGTCCGAAACGGCGATTATATCAACGGCTGCGGCATCCCGTTCGATAACGTATGTTTCGTCCCGATGCGTCACGGCTGGGGCATGATCTCGGGAACGAACTTCGACGACTTCGATGCGAGTTTCTATTTGAACACGATCAACGGCGTCATAGCTCCGAGGAGCATCCAGAAGATCACCTATGCGACGGGTGCGCAGACGGTTGCTTATCTGTCCGATGACGGCGTTAACGAGATATTCACGGCAACGACAGACGCTCAAGGACGCCAGTACGCGACGCGTAACCTGATGAAGGACAAGCTAGACTTCGGTGCATTCGGCTTTACGCAGAGCGAACTGGCCGCAGCTAAGAGCAAATACATCGTCAAATACAGCATGTACCTGCTGCAGATCAAGCGAGACACGACGAATTACGTGCTCGGGTACGATACGCGCAATGCAGAGTGGTATGTCTGGACGAATCTGCAAATCAATTCGTTCGTGGAGTTTGAGGGCGATGTCTACTTCGGGAGCGATGACGGGCTTCTCAAGCAGTTTGACGAAGGTTTGTACAGCGATTGGGCGAACAAAGCGAAGACGACAGGTACACCGGTGGACTTTGACCGCATAACGGGGATGATCTCGTTCGAGGACACCGGGTATGACTCGACTCTCGATTATTACATCTTGCGGCTGAAGACATACACGATCAAAGCGAGCCTAGACGTATCGCTAGTCCATCTGAGAGGCGCTGTAGAGGCGCAGCAGGCAATACAGAACTACTTTATGGTGTGGGATGTCTCGGAGTGGGACGAATCGAACTGGGCGAACCTCGAGTACACGGATCTGGTCGCATCACCACAGCGATTGTCCCACCGCCTAAAGCTGCCGAAGAAGGGCTTCTACTATCAGATCAGATGGCGAAATAACCGGGACGAACCGGTAGAAATATACGGAGAGGCGCTTATTGGTCGGGCGTCAGGGGAGGTTTAAACATGTCTTTGCCAATTGATCGCACAAAACTAGCAATTGCACAGGCAAATCAAACACCGGGGCTTGTGGCATCAGCGACAGCTAACATTAACGCGTTAACAAATGCGTACGACACGATTGACGAACTTAATGGCAAGGTCGATACGCACGCCCAGGCGTCTGTATTGCCTCATCCTGACGGCAGCGTAACGACGGCTAAGATTGCAAATGGTGCAGTAACTAACATAAAGCTGGCGACTGGCGCGGTAACCACAGACAAAATAGCGGATCTAGCAGTAACCACGCCTAAGATTGCATCAAAGGCGGTCACTGAGAGCAAGATGGATGATGCTTCCGTATCACGAAGGACAATCGTTACTGGAGCAGTAGGCGCGATGGAGCTTGACCCGTCGCTATTACAGCAGTACGGGACAGCGGCAACAAACGCGAAGTTTCAGTTGATTGATACGCAGTTTGTGCAACGTGGAGTAAACGTAAAATCCATGCCTGCGCCGTTTGTGTCTGCAAAAGGTGACGATTCAGTAGACGATTCCTCTGCACTCAATGCTGCGTTTGCGAATTTTTCACATGTAATTATACCGGAAGGGACATACCGAATTGATTCTACTCTCACTATCAGTAACACAGTCACCATTGAAGGCGTGTATGGCAAAACATTAATAAAAAACTACGGGCCAAGCAGCGCCTTCCAGTTAAAAACGAAGTGCGAAATTTATGGGATACTTCAAACCGCAGTCGTAAACGGGAGCAGCCAGCACGGGATATTGATATCCGCAAGCCATTGCATAATCAAGGATTGTGAGTTTCAGGGTAATGGCGGGTATGGAATTAAATTTGACCCGACCGTGCATGTGGTGAATGCCAGCGTTTCCAATACCACCATTTTTGCAAATCAGCTTGGCGGCGTGTATTGTGTGACCAATGTAACCTACCAGAAAACCGCTATCCATTTTGACGCTTGTTATGTCGTCAGCAATGGCAGTCAAACCGATCCCACCATTGCACAAACAACTGGAGGTCATGGCTTCGAGCTGGGGGCGTGTTTGGGTGTAAGTGTAACGAATACTGTATGTGAGTATAACAAGGGATGCGGAATTTACATTGCTGAAGAAGGCATATATGGTGTATTTAACGTAGTTGTGACGGGTTGCTATTTTGAAGGGAATAGACGCGCAAATATCCATCTTAATAATATGAATGCTACGCTTGCATACAAAGGGATACTGATAAAGGCTAACTACTATTCGGTTTATCCGGCAGTCGGCCCAACTTACTACACAAATTCCCTTTTGCCGACGAGCATGAGAACGATTGTGCAAAATGAAAGCTATGTCACAGAAAGCATGATCGACGAAAAAGCATTCGGTTTTCAAAGTTACAATAACGTGTCAATCGACACCGCTGGCGTATTCAACGGTCCGCAAGTAAGGTCAACCACATATGCGGGAAGGTCGGGAGATACACAAGGCAAATTCGTCATTGGCACGGGTATAACAATAGATCGAGATATAAGCGACGCCGTTCCAACAGTTAAAATAAGAAATATAAACGCATCCAATACAGGGAACATATTGGAATTGTATACGGGAACAGCTGACCAAGTATTTACATTCCCCAAAAGCGGTGATTTTTTCAATGTGAAGTATATTAAAACTCCTGCAAGTGCAACCGCCACTGGTACTAGAGGAGATATTTGTTATGATGCAAATTATATTTATGTTTGCGTTGCTACAAACACATGGAAAAGGGCTGCTTTAAGTACGTGGTAAATTGCTGAAACGAAAAACCCTGTCTAAAGACAGGGTTTTGACTACCAAAAAAACTTATAAGGTGTGCCATTAAGTAAGTGTACGCCAATCAAGAAGTAGTAAGCCAAGGTTAGGCTGATTACCACAAACGTGACTAATAGTCGTATAGAAGCACCTTTAAATGAGGGGATAATTACATTAGGAATGAAGACGATCATGAAAATATAATAATAATTCGCTGCCCTCAATCCGATGTTGCTCACTGTATTAAAGATCATTAGCAGTACTGCGGTAGCAATTAGATTGTAGAGCAGCTTATTATTTGAATGTTTGTTGACGCTCCCTTTGTAGGTAAACATCCCTGCTATAAAGGTTAAAAACACGATAAGGAGTAAGGTATAGGCTCCTGTATTTGCAATCTCTAAACCCGGATGAAGGATTCTAGCAACAAAGCTTAAAATTTGGGTACGCAAAAAATACACAATTACTAAAGCGCATGAATAAATGGCAAACACAAGTGGAGTAAACGTAATATTCACTAAGAAGTATGCCGGTACAAAGAATATGGCTGATTTGTGAAATAGCATTGCAAACGCAATTAAACCGAAAAACTTCCACTTCTTCCGCTCAACAATAAAGTCATATGAGAGTAACACCAACGAAAAAGCTATAGCTTGTCTCATTCCACTGAAATAAAAGTTAAGGAAGCCTAAACTTATGAACAGGATCAGGGAAAGGAAAGGGATGGTTGAATGTCTTTTTACAAATTTGTATAAAGGGACAATCATGATGAGATAAATAATGGCTGAATATGTAGTGAAATCGGTAGTAAATACCGTGATAATTTTGGTCAGAAAAATAAAACCACGTTCAAAGTTAAATACTAGATGGTCAATGGACGTATTAAAAATATCTGCCCACCTAATATTAAACGCTGTAATATCAAATCCATTTTTGTATGCTGGTGTATCTGTCCCGACACTAACATCTTTTAAGCTAAGTAAAAGGTAGATTTGAACAAACGGAAGAATGAGAAAAATTTTTGACCATTGTTTTTTATTAGCGTCAACGTTGTTCGTTTGTGATATTAGATTCAATCTGCTTTTTGAGCGCATGTTGTTTACTGCCCAGTATATAAACCACCAATAAAATAAGAGTGCGATATTGAGGACGTATATCGACATAAAACTTGTTATTCCTCCTTGAAGTTTCATGAAGATACATTGTACCTTACTTGTCAAATAAAGACTATATGTGTTTCACAGTTGGACCATACTACGCAGCAGTAGACCTCGCCTCGGCGGGGTTTTTATTATTACAAAGAGGTGATCCCATGGCAACGCCACTCAGCGCCGCGCAAGCGGCAGAGGTTAAACGCAAGGCATCGCAAGGCATTCCGCTAACCGACCAATCAAACGCGGCTGCAATGAGCCTGTACAACGCGTCAAAGCCTATGTCTGCGACGCAGGCAACAGGTGCTACAACTCAGGCAAAGCCTGCAACAACGAGTGCGGTTACGCCGATGTCAGCCACACAAGCAATCCCCACGACGCCAATCCTTAATGCGGCAACCAACACGACCGGCGTAGCGCCTGCCACTGGGTACGGTGGAGCTACATACGGCACATCAGGGGCGGTTAACGCGGGAATCTCAGCTAATGCCGCAAGACTTGCCTCCGATCCAACGTTTAAACAATCCGAGATTGACCGAACCAAAAGCGTTATCGCGGCATTGCAGGCAGAAGGGAAGGACACGTCCGCACAGACGAAATATCTTTATCAGAACCTTGGATACACCGATCCGCAGGTTCAGACGCCAAGTGTCGGACAGACTGACAACGGCGGATATTACCCGTCGATGACGCCTCAACAGATCCAGACAGAGGCACAATATCAGACGGACAAGCAACGCGCAGACCTGCTCAACTCGGTTACGACGCAGCTTAACGCACTGAAGAACAATGCTGCATACTCGAAGCAACTAACCAACGATAGCCGAGTCCTGGAGGATCAGCAGCTAAACCGTACGCTCAACCCATTCAGTGGCAAAACGAGCTATGACAAGGCACTCGTAGGCCGTCAGCGGTCCATTGATGATGCAACGATGCAGGCGAATCTGAACAACCAACTCGATGCCGTGCAGCAGGATCTTTATAACTTCGACAAGTTGGCTCCGGAGAAGCAACAGGCGACGATCAACGAGCTTACCCGGATTGAACGGCAATACGGCCTGGATGTAGGCGCACTGACAGGCTCCTTCGGCGGTCAACGTACACTGGCCGGCCAACAATTCGACTGGGGCAAGACGGTTGATGAGGCGAATCTGACAGGCAACTTCAAGGGTCAGCAGACGCTTGCGGCACAAAATCAGAAGTTTAATCAGGATCTTGCGACCAAAAATTATGATCTCAATAACACGCAGGTCATGGCTGCACTCACGGGACGGCTACCAGACGGGACGAAGACGACGGCACAGCAACAACAAGACCTCGCAAACCTCTGGACAGTGGCAGAACAGACCGGCACGATACCGGAAACATTGGCAACCATGTACGGTATCCCGAAGGGAACGCAGACGCAGGCGGCGAAACAGTTTGCGATTAATGCGAGCATGAACCAGCAGCAAATGAACAATCAAAACAGCCAGTTTTGGGCGAATTACAACCAAAACGATAGCCAATTCCAGCAAAGCCTTGCGAATAAAAACCAACCGGAGATTCCTACAGCCGAAAGTACGTCCAAATATACCGATTCAATGGTTCAGCGCGATCCTGACACAGGGGCAATCACGAACGTCGACGCATTAAGAGCCGTCATCAACAATTACGGACTCGATGACTACAACAAATACCTGTTGTATCAGCGTTATGGAATGTGGCCGAAAGATGTTGCGCCGCCTGTGAAACCATCGGGAAACTGAGTAGCCCCTCTAGCGGCGGAGGGGCTTATACCAATTACTACAAGGCTGCGAAAGATGCAAAAGCGAACCCGAAGAATTACGCCGTAGCTTCGGGAGCTATTAAAGCAGCTGTTGCAGACGGTGGGTATGATGAGTCGTGGATTAGAGACGCAGAGGAACTGGTCGCTCGAGAGTCGAGTTTTAACCCAGAAGCAGCAAACCCCAAGTCATCGGCTAAGGGGTTATTTCAGTTTTTGGACTCGACTCGTAAGAACTACGGCGGATCAAAAGTCGATTGGTCTGATCCATACCAACAGGCGGTCGCTGGACTTAAGTACATCAAAGATCGATATGGCTCGCCAGCAAAAGCCCTCGCCTTCTGGGATAAGAACGGCTACTACTAAAAGGATGGTGCGATATGAGGACTGCGGAAGATTTTTTCAAACAAGAGCAGGAACTTATCGGGGGGACGAAGGCTTCCGCAGTCCAATCTTCGTCATCTTCTACGAAGAAACGATCGGCTGA